ATAGCTTGGGGTAAATGTCTTTGACGCTTCCGTCGAATCCCAAGAGATATTGACTTCCTCTATCACCGGTGTGTAGAAAACGTTGGATATATCTACCTGTAGTCTATATCTAAAGGTGTCAACTACGTCTGTGGGGTCGAATGAATTACCGTCCTCGTCTCTAATAGAGTAACCTATAATCGAGCCGCCAGATATGGGCGCAGAATGTGTTACAGACATGGATACGTCCCCTGCCTGAAACTCGCCCGTCGAATTCAACTGCTTGACGCCACTCCAGAAAATACCCTGCGAAGGGAATTGGACGGGAAGTATCTGCATAAAGACACTACCGGCGTTATCAACTACAACACCGGCCTGGCCCTCTGGGAAAATATAGTAGCCATTGCGCTCTTCCTCGGTACGATATACAAATCCACCATCTTTGAGGAAGTCGGCCTTTATCATAAGCTCTTTTTCTCTAATAGGCATAAACCATAGTCGTTGCCTCTTAGAGTAGAACTCAATCGACATATCCAACTTGGCCTCGAAGGGATGTTCGTAGACAGTGACGTAATGAGTGTAGTAATCAGCCGCTCCCTCGGCTGGTGGAGTAGTTGGCTCACCGGTTACTTCTTGGAGAACGAACCTGTCTGCATAGAGAATGCCCCTATATGGAGCCCAATATCGAGGGATGCCATCCGAGTCTGTGACAGAATAACTCTTGTCTATTCTAGGATAGAAAGTAATGCCATTGAGTCTACCGTGAGTCGGGTTCCCGCTCGGGGGAAGAAGATACATATCATAATAGATGCCACGGTCTTTACTGATTACAGTATGGCCGGTATTCGTATAAGCAGCCCACCTGCCCCTCCCACCAGAACCGCGCAATGCTTCCTTTCTACAAAGCCAGTATGTTCCGAATTCTCCCCAGCAATCCTTTACACTTACCCATTCCTGTCCTACAGACCCCGGATATACTTCGTAATACTCGGCAGGCCAATGAACCGTGTCGGCAATAATTGGCCGCATCATAATACCACCGATAAGCGGTTCATATACCATGTCGGTGGCGTATGAGTCCTCTGCTCTCCAGTCGTCTATCCCACTACGTGGCTGGTCAAGCAGAACTATTCCCCTCTTGGAGAGGATTCTATCAGGCACATCTGCCTGTACCTTCCACTCCCAACTACCCACGGAGACGCACCACCAATTCCTCGATGAACGAGCGTATAAACGCCTCGCTGGCAGCGCCAGAGAGTGCTCCACGCAGCCTCGCGGAAGTGTTCGGGCCAAGTTCTATAGTCAAAGTATTCCTGTCTCTACCAATAACACGGAATGAGGCTGCGCCCACATCTCTTGGGCCAAACCTGCGGGCCAACATCTGTGTAGAAATAGCCTGCTCAACGGCCTCGGGGCCACCTATGATACGACGAATGATGTTATCATATCCGTCTTCAGCTTCCTGCGATTGAAGCCTTATAAGCTCAGTCTGCATCTTTATGCGTTCGGCAACATCTTGCTCCCCACGTATCCTCTGCGCAAGCACCTGCATATATCTATTTCTTATAAAATCTGCTTGGTCTTGAGTTATGAGGTTATTGCTCGCGGCAACGGTTGACCACTGGTAAAATGCATCCTGAGCGTCGCGAATACTATTAATACGTTCTTCTCTAAGTTTCTCGGCGGCATCTACCCTATCACGCTGAATCTGAAGCAACCTGTTCTCTGCAGATATTATCCCCGCTGGGTCTCTTTGATATTTGGCAAGTTCAAGTTCTGCCCTCGCCGCTCGCATTCTCGCATTATATACATTTGGGTCAAGTACTCCTCTATCATCAGCCGCCAGTATATCGGCACGAGCGGCATATGCCGACATTATAGAGGCTTCTTGCTGAAGAACGCCAATATATGCTTGACGCTCTTTCGTAATAGCTTCAATTCTTGCAGCCTCAGCATCCTCCGTTTTACCAACCTCGTCATACTTGTCGGCAAGCTCACGAAGGGCGCTAACCTGGTCCATCATTATGTCATATATAACATCAGCACTAGCCCCAAGTGCTGTATATCGGTCTATCTCCCTCTGAATAGAGTCAACCTGTTTCTTGGCATCAGCCGTGGCAGCTTCAACGGCCATCTTGTTGGCGGCAGTCATTTCCTGCCAATATCTTGCCATATCACCAGACTTTTTATATGCATCAGCAAGCTGCAGGTGAATTTTCACCTGTTCCAACATCACATCACTAAGTTCGTCGGTTGAAGCACCTATTTCCCTAAGATAGCCAAGATGCGAATCTGCCTCGTTGATTTGTTTGCCAAGGCTTTCAATCAATGCCTGCCTAGCACCCTGTATCGCTAGAAGAATATCCTGCTCGGCTTCCTGTAACCCCTGTTGGTCTCGTTGAATAATTGCAATTGCCCTGCGGTCTCTAGCCTCCTGTTCAAGCATAGTATTGTATCGTATAGTGGCAGCAGTCAACTCATCAGTAACATCTATCCCTTTTTCGTCGAGTTCTTTATAATACTGAACAAGCGCCTCTGCTTCTTCCAGTTGCTTAGAGAATTCTGTGTGTTGTATATTACCCCGTACATCATATCTATTTATTCTAGTAAGAGCACCTTTTTCTCCAAGAACCTCTTCATATGTTGTGCTCCTCCCCATAAACCTAGCCGCACCTTGCCCCTTCTCAAATCTCCTAAATGCTTCTTCTCTTATACCGGTGTCATAGGCCCCCTGCATTTTAGCTTCTATCTCCATCAACATTTCCTCATTCTTCCCGAGCAGAGGAAGGGTAATTGGGAGAGTAACAATTAACAGCGAAAGCCCAGCCAATATATTACGTTGTCTAATAAGCAATGCTTCTTCTTCTTTCAGTGCTTGTAGCCTTTGTCTGGCAATGTCCGCCTGCGTAGAAGAGATTTGTTTAAGATTTTCTCGTTGTTCGATGTCGCCCAAATGTTCAGATACAAGCTCGTCAAGCTCACTGTACGTTTTTCGTATGTCATTACTTATCTTAGAATAAGCCCATCCTACCGACAAGGTAGCAGCAGTCAACGCACCAGCAGCACCAGCAGTAGAATTAAGCGCAAGTCGCATATCTAAAAATTTGCCCTGCAATGCTACTATCGCAGCTCTTAGCTTATTGGACGTGAACATGTCCATAAGCCCTCTTGCCCCACCACCAAGTGCACCAGTAATACCACCAAATACATTCCCAATGCTGTATTGCTCGAATTTCTTCCTGAGCAATATATTCTTAGCTATATTATCAGCTAATCTTTGTTCAGAAGCTGCCTTGGCCGCGTTAGCAGCCGTAGATTCACGAGTTGCATTGGTCTCAACCTCAAGAATACCAATGCGTTTGGCCGTCTCGGTGAGACTCATCACTTCTTGCTTTGTAAGCTCGCTAACAACCCTCCCAGTGCGACGTGCATACTCCTCGAACAGCTTCATAGGAGCACCAACATCACGAGCAATTGCGTCAGCAAGCCCAGTTACGTTCTTCCCGAGACTCTCATACCCGCCAACACCAAACAACTGCTTATCCATTGGGGAATAAATCATTTGCCCAGAAACACCAGTGTTGGGCGGAGGCCCGAACTTCCTCGCCGCCCCCCAATACCCTTGTGACATATTCTCCGCAGCCCCGGCAGCTATTTGTCCTCCAATAGTCTTAGATAGTGCCTGACGAATCTTCAACTGGTTCGCCAATGCGCCACTAAGAGCATTAGTTCTGGTTATCTCATCAGCCTCTTGTATGGCTAGTCTGTTCATGGCCTCAGTCATCTGCGCCATTACAGTAAACAGACTACCCATATTCCTAGTAAGAATCAGCACAGCACCAGACATGCTTTTTATTTGCATCCAAATCATCATAAGTCTGGTGCCCGCTATTATTAATATGCCAACACCAACCCCGGCCATGGCCGCCGTCCCGCCGACAGAACCAAGCAGCTTTGTTACATCAGTAAGCCAGTCAATAATTTTCCCACCAATCCCCAATAACGCTGACAACGGCTCCGCCAGATTCTCCCCAAATGCAATACCCAACCTAGTCAAAGAGTCAACAAAATTCGATATTGCACCCTCCAGTGAAGCCATCTGTTTCTCGGCAGTTCCGCCCCACTTGGCCTCAATAAGACTGAACAGCGCCGATTTAGTATCATCGCCGTACTTCTGTATTTCCTCCATGCTAACGTGATAGGTATTACGCAGTCTACGGATTTCACCATTTACCGCATCTACCATAGCCTCAGCAGCAGTTGCTATGTTGTGCCCAGCCTCAGTGGTGGAAGCAGCGGCAAGGTCGGCAGCAGCATCGAGCCATCTCTCCAATTCTTCGGTTGACTTAGCAAGTCCCGAGGTTCTAAATGCCATGGCAGCCCCAGAAACCTCAGTAAATGTAAACGGCAATGACTTTGCTTTCTCCAGCAGAAAGTCAACCTTGTCGCCAGCTTCGCTGGCGGAATCGCCCATGCCAATGAAGGTATTCTTCATTCTCTCTGCACTTCTATAGGCATTCACCGCCGCTCTTTCCAGCATTACCACACCCGTGGTCAATGCTGCAATCTGAAACTCTATTTGCTGAAGAGGAATCATGGCGATATTAAACCGCCACATGAACATAGAGGCCCTATCAAGCCTGAGAGAAAGGGTGTCAAGCGACAAATTGCCAGTGCTAAGACTAGCCGTCATTCTACGCATAGAATGCGAAGTCTGTATAAGGCTGGAGTTAATCTTGGCCTGGGAAGTAGCTGCTCGTTTTGTACTAGTAGACATCTTGTCCTGAGCTTTGGCAGCCTTATTGGTGCTGCTAGTCATTTTATCCTGTGCTTGGGCGGCTGTTTTAGCTGCAGCACCGCTAGCAGATATATGCTTAGCCATAGCGTCAACGCGCTCTTCAATCTGCTCCATAGCCTTCAGCGCGTTACTGTATTCGGCACCGATAACAAGAACAAGATTGTCCTGGAACCTCTGTCCACCCGGCATGGTCTACTTCGCCTTCCTCTTCACCGCACCACTGACCTCAAGCTCCTTGATAGCTCGATTCAACTCTTCCCCTTCTTCTATTATCCTCCCATGCTCCTCATCATAAAGATAGCCACACCGCACACAACGTTTTTTGTCGCGCTTGGACTCTTCCATACATTGCCTGCAAATGTTCTGTGCACGTTCCTTAATACGACGATACGCTACCAGTTCGTCGAGTGCTCGGTTAGTTACCGTTGGAGGCAACATACATGGCAACATACCTAGCTCCTCGACACAGGCAGCGTATCTCTCGAAGTACTTATGGCTTACTCTAAAGGGGCAGTCCCAGGCATCTCCTCGGCAGTATCAATTTCCGTAGCCTCGGCTTGTGCCTCAGATTCATCAAGAATGCCAAATGTAGAAATAGCCTGACACCTGAGCGCCAACCTGCGCACATCAGGATTGCGCGAGTCTATCAGCTTTCTGGCATCCTTGGCGGTAATCTTCGGCTCTACCATACAGGCCACAACCCAGGCAGCATCCCAAGCCGCTCTCGCATCGGCGTCGCTAGGATTGGCCCGAATCTCGGTAAGTTCTGCCAAGATACGATGCGTATCGACAAGGTTGGCCGGTGCTATATGCACTACCTTGCCGATAGACTTTATAACGAACTCTTCGATAAACGGTGTATCCACCGCTCCAAGGAACTCTTCCTTAGAAGCAACATTCTTCTTCTCACTCATATTGCTATAGAGCCTCCCAGATAGTCATACTACGAAATTGTTGGCGCGGTCCCATAACTTCGGATTGTACAATCTTCCGACTGTTCTCCAGTGCCAGTGTTGATGGTAGCACTGACAATATTGCCGGGGGCCGCAAACGTGCTCCCGCCAATGTCGCAAGACACAGCGGCCTGCCCACCAGTAACAATCATGTTCATGAAGTCAGTAGAACCATCAATAAACTTGGTACAAGAGATTTCCCAATCTCTCGTGCTGGTTCTCCGATTCGTCCAGTCGTCCTTGGCAGCAGTCAGGTCAATTTCATTGACCGTGAAGCTGATAGAAGCAGACGAATACAGAGCAAGTACATCTACCCCACTGATGCTAAACAATGCAACGTCGTGTCCAATAAGACGCATGGGACTGCTCCTCCTGTGCGAAAAGTCTTAGGTCTTCTATCTTCCTCCGTTTTACTTCCTGTCCTCCCAGCGCCTCTGATGCACCAACATGATGGTACACTGTAGCATTAGCAGTATACCACACTTCCCAGTTGTATTTCCATGCCCTACAACAATATTCTGCATCCGACGCATAGTTGAAGAACCGTTCGTCCAGTAAGCCTATCTCTTCCACCATCGCCTTCCTGAGAAAAACACAAGCAAACGTTACCCATGGAACTACTTCAGTAACATTCCATGCGTCTTTGTTCAGGTGCCCCTTGCGATGAGCAAACCGCGAATAGGTAATAAACTCATTGTCGTCAACCATGACGCCGGGAGCTATCTCTTTAGTTGTTGGTTCCCACAGCGGGCGTGGGTCAGCATATATCTGCCCACCGCCATGTATAATCTCCTGTCCTCGAACCTGTCTACATCCTATTATACCGCACGTTGGATTCTCTGTAAAGATTGGAAGCTGTTTACTTATCCAATCATCACAGATTATCACATCTGGGTTCACCAATGCTATATATTCTATGTTGGGTTCGTTAAGGAAGTACGTTAGCCCCCTGTTTACAGCATGAGTAAAGCCCGTGTTTTTGCTAAAGGCGTAACCGCCGTGCCTTCTTATGGGAGATGGTGAGAAGACATAATTATATATCCATTCTCTGCTTCCATCAGATGAACCATTATCTATCAGCCTGAGTTCGATGGGCGTGCTATCCGCGTGTTCAATACCATCAATCAGCCTTTCAACAAACCCAAGGCTGTTGTAGGTTACAACTATCACTCCGACACTTAGGTTCATTCTATCGCCGCCCCGACAACACCATCCCAATCTATGCTATCAATTGCCTCTTCATATAGCTGTCGCTGTTTTTCCTCCGGGAAGAATGTATCCCTATTGCTGGTGTGATACTTTGGGTCAACATCTACTCCGGTAATGGAAGGGTAATACCCTATTCTTATAGAACTATCGTATCCAGTGAAGATACCAAGCCCCTGTATTCCTAACGCCCCGGCTATATGCAAAAGGCCGGAGTCGGGCCCGATGAAGAAGTCCATCAGCGACATCAAGGCGGCTATCTCGTCCTGATTTTCAAGCAGCCCGCACATGTTGTATACGCCGGGCTTGATGTTCCTAGCCGAAACCCTGTCGCCAATATCGTCAGTCTCAAATGATGCCAAGTCCGGCCATTTGCCGAGAAGGATTGCAGTATGCCCTTCGTCCGCTATCCTATTGGCTATGGCGAGTGTTTTCCCAAGCGGTATGCACCTTTCGGGAACCGAACCCTTAAAGTGGATGGCTACATACTTGCCCCGCCTTGGTGGAAGAAGTTCCCTGACATACTTCACGGTGTCCGTGTCAAGATTGAGGAATGGATACCTCTCCCCAATAGGAACATGTATATCAAGGTTGTCAACAAATATGTCTGTAAGGTTGCGGTGCATCATCTCGCCTAGAATATCTTCTACCATATGCACATAGTCGCAGGCTTGCACCCTTGTCTGCATTGTCGGATATGAAACCACATGGTCTATATATGGACTGAACCATGCCTTTAATGTTCCCGGTGCAGCAAGCACAAGTTGCTTCAGACCATAATCTCTTCTGAGTGCTCGGAAAATCGGGGTCATGCTGATAAGGTCGCCTATACCCCCCCAACACATAAGCATAAGCGACTTGCCGGTGGTATCTTCGTTCTGCCTTGCGGTCCACTGGTTCAGGGTATATGGTTCTACCCTAAATTCATTGTCTCCAAGTGCACATAGAGACCTTTCAAAGTCGTCGTGGGCTATATACCATTCATGCTTCCAGATGATATACCTGGAAGCATCAAAGCCAAACCGCTGGTCTTCGTAGAAGCGAGTGTCTGTGGTCTTGAAGCGTATCATATTCCGGTAGCCTCCCAGCTACAGTATTCATCTGGATACTTCAAACCCCAATGCCCTTCTATGCAGTCTCTGAATAGCTCCATGTCTGGACGCTCTCCTTGCCCATCGCGTCACAACTGGAACTATCCGGCGCTCTCGCATCCATCCAGCCCCACCGATAGTGTGAAGATACTTGGCGTGTGGTGCGGTGTTCCCAATGCCCTTTGCATAAGCATGGCTTCCCCACGCTGGGCAACTAACATCCTGAGTAAACCATCCAGAGGCATATTCACCACTTTGAATGTTCATCTGGTAGTCTTTTGTCGGGCCACTATCAATAGGTCTCCTCTTTGAGTATGGCCCAATATACTGACGCTTCTTCTTCCCACGAGTTACTATAAATCCCTTACCCCATTTACCTATAACGTATCTTCTGTGCCTAGATTCTCTGATAAATCTAAGCTTAGCTACGTTGGTTATGCCATTGACATACCGTTGCACAGCAGCAGGATAACGTATCAACCTGCGCTCTTTGTATTTGTTTATCAGACTATTGGCATTCATGCTAAAAGTAAATGAAATCATCGCTGTGTCCCGTATGCCTGTATTTCCCACATTGACATGGCAGACACAAGCCCAAGTTCAAGCGCATTTATAAGCTCCTGCACCTCGTCTTCCATGAAAGTCCCAATCCACCTGATGTCCTCTATATAGTTCAATCCCATAGGGTAAGTAAGATTGTATGTCGGAGTATCAGTATCCTTTGATGCCAATATGTTTGTAACAATGCTATCCATTTTACGCCTAATTGATGTCTCTGGATAACCACTCGATGGCAGTCTATCGGTAATGTAAATGGATAGCCTATAGGTCTCCGTAGTTATCTTAGGGTGGTGAACAACAGCAGGCCAGTCGCCCTTGACGAAGAATAGGGCGGGTTGTCTTGCTGTATCTCTATCAATAAATGCCAACGGATAGCCCTCGTTCTTCGAGTGTATAGTCACGGATGATGGGGCTGGCCCATGTCCCGACCAACTCCAATCTACAATATCATACAACACCTCTGTTATTTCCTCACCGTGACTTGCCATGCTATTCCTCTGGATCTAGTGGCGTTATCTCGCACTGCATATGACTATCCGTTGCGTTTCTTGGGTCTTTATACGTTACCGGCTGCGTTGCAACAGTATATACTTCGTTAGTGCCCTCGTCTACCACTCTATCCCCACGGTTTATCGTGGTTCCGGCGGGCAAAAAAAGAAGATGTCTTTCGTCAGTAATCCCACCGAGAACTGTAATACGATACCTTAGACTTATCGGAGATATGAGGGCAGACACTCCAGTTGCGCTCTCAGTCCACGTGGGAACACTCTGCCTGCCACCATTATAAGTAACAGACATCGTTTGTATGGTTACGGTGTGGAGAAATGCATCACTACGCACTAGCTTCTCCCCCCAACCGCTCCACCGGCAAGCCGCGAAAGGAACATGGAGTATTCCCTGTTGGCCGAGTCTATTCCACGGGCACCGGCATTACCATCTACTGAATAATCTCCTGCTCTCCACCCGACACTGCCAGAATTGCTTCTCTCCAGCGAACGACGAGCAAGAACTTCTATACCCTCTATTAGAAGCTCTTCGTCATCAATTGGAATATCGTCCAAGTCATCCCATCCTTTGGTATAAAGGTATGGGACAACCGTGCCCGATTCAGTGGGGACGGGTATAAGCCTAATCTGCCTGCCATACATTCTCCAGTTCCCATTCACTGTATCAGCAAGTGAGGCCAGCTTTGCATAGTGTATCTTGAGAAGAGATGGATAATGGAAGTCCGTCTCCATAGCTTTTATCTCTGTCAACACCCTAGCCAATACATCACTGGTAGCAGACGGCTCCCAGAACACCTCTACAATACTATTAGCATCAGCATCTATGTCATACTCGCCCTGATATGCAACAGTCGTTATGGTGGAATGAAGTAGTTGTGGGCGATACCTATTATACAAACGAAGCAATCTGCGTATAAGCATGTAGACATTGGCATCGGAAATCTGGGAACTGCTTATCCCATTTGCTCTGAGTTCTTCTAGAAGCTGGTCATCGTTCACGATATATCCGCCTCAGACTAGCGTGTATTCTGTCAGTCACGAGGTCTATAGCATAATTCCCGCGCGCCCACTTCGATACTCTACGTCGGTATTCCTCAGTGGGCCCACCATTATTATACATAGTCTCGATTACATGAACAAGGTGCTGAAGCGATGGTTCGGCCCATTTGCCAACATGTTCAAAACGAAATGCGCCGCTATGCGGCCTGTTGAGACACGTCCACTCTATCGGCTGTATATATTCTCCTATGTAATCCCTCGGCCCAGACCAGTTTGTCACAGCACCCGGAGTTCCACAACATGCAGCCTCTATCGGACACAACCCGAAACCTTCGCCCCGAGACGGAGAAATGAAGAAGTCTATCGACCTGTAAAAGTCCCTCATCTGTTCATTAGTCCAGTCTATATCGTATATGAAGACGTTGCTCTGATTTATATCGGGCATCCACCTAGTGTCTCTGGTCTTTATATGAAACTCAATATCGTTTCTGCCCTTGAAATGGGCTATCGCCTTAGCTAAAACATCTATACCCTTTCTCGGCGACATTACACCACACGTGCCTATCCTCAATACAGAACCATCTCTGGTGTCACCATAGGTAAAGAAATCTGTGTCAACACCGGCCCCAACGTTTTCTACGCGCACATCAACACTAGAAGAAAACAGCGACCTGCAAAACTCACTTTGGGTCAGAATCAAGTCCGCCTCACCAAGTGCACGAATGTACTCATTGGGTAGCCTGTCGGTCTCCCAAACTGTATAGACTACCTTTATATTGGTTGGAAGGTAATGCAAATGGTTAGGGTATGAGAATATGATACCGAGTCCACGGTAGTTAGCAGGCTTTCTCGCCGCCTCTATTACCTCCGGTGGAACATCGTCCTGTATCTTGTCGCCATGTGCAAATATCTCTACGTCGGTGTCTCGTCGGTGTAGAAACGACCGGGCAATCCAGCAGGCCAGCCTGCCGTACCCGGTCTTCATAGTAAACGGAGCTTGAAATCTAAACCTCAACTTCCCCATGACTGGCCTCCAGCTTGGTTTCTAGCCCCCGCTCGGGGCGCTGGGAGGCCGGACGCAGGGAAGTATGCGCCCTGTTTTTTCGACTAACCAAGCGGGGGCCAATATCTGTTGGTGCTCTCCCAGCTACAACGAAAGATTGACCTAACAGCTACCCACATCACACAGCTACAAGAACTATCTTTTCCTTCATCGACCTTTCTTCTTTATCCGAACCCACAATAACATTCTTTATGACAAACTTCTTTCCTTGAGTAACATATGTCTTACATCCACCCAGACAACCATGAATAGAAAAGGACATTGAGAGACAAACTTCTTCCCCAATTCGCTTCGCCCATCGCCGCCCAAGGTCTTCAGTATAACTGGTGACAACTAGTTTAGTTATCTCCCCGCCCTTGCCGTATTCCCACTCGACATCACGTGCCAACGGCAGCATGTCTTCAAGATCTATCTTCAATTCTCGTATATCATGTACTGTAAGCCTCATATAATTATCTCCAATCTACTTTCTCTCAGCGGTGAGAATATTGGTGGCGGGGCCGGGAATCGAACCCGGCTCTGAACCGTATGAGGGTCCCGTGAGGCCACTTCACTACCCCGCACCAATAACTATCTGTTTCTTCCCTTGCCGGTCTTCCTTGTGGGTTTGCACCCACCACGTCCCCTGTTCTTACGAATACCACGACCACTACCGTCTCGCTTTGGTACGCCCTTACGGGCCATAATATCAAGTCCTTTGTCTAGTCCGAGTTGGAGGCGACCGAGAATCTCCCCCAACCCAGACTAGACTTTATGCGGCCAAGCGTTCATAAGGCTCACGAAATGTTACTACGTGAGGTCCTCACCCGTGCCCGAGGAAATAGTGAGTCTTCCGAGAAGATCGCTATTTACCAGGTACTTGGCGAACCTCGTCATGACGGCCCGCGACGCAACCAGCGTCGAGGTGTTATACGACTGCGGCGATATATAAGCGGGGATGTAGGGAGCGTAGATGTAGCAGGTCTCCTTCCAGTCCGCGCCCTTATAGCCGCACATGATGGTGTTGTTAGTGAACCAGCCAACCGAGTAAACCTTCCATCGGTTACTCAGAACACCCTCATAAGCAACATCGACAGTGAACGCGTTCATCTCGTCCGGCGCAGCCGATACGAACGTGTTCAGCGCCGACAGACGGCTAGCGGTCGTCGGGTCCATAACCAGCCAGTTCGGTCGCCGATAGGTCTTCTCGGCAATATCGCCGCTCATGCGACTGATGAAGTCGGCAAGACGCTGGTCCCACTCTCGGCCAGTGTAGCCGGACGGGGCCGTAGTCTTGAACGTGCGCGACGTGCTACCGCTGGCATTGGCCCGCATGTCTTCAAGGATGGTGTAGTTAATTTCACGGGCGATTTCGTCGGCGGCACTCGCCATAAGCTCGGACTCAGCATTCATATTGTGATATGCCTGCAGGTCCTGCGCAATTTCGGTGGTCCACTCCGCCTCTACCGACTTGGCATCCGCCGAAACGCTGGCAGAACTGATAACCAGCTTTATCTTCGCAGACGCCGAGCCCTCCGTATGGTCGGCATAGGTACTGTCGAAGTTGGCCTCGGTATCAAGCGCCAGCCCGCCGGGGTCGGTCTTCGCATCGTAGAAGAAGACCTTGGCGTCAGGGACACTCATCGGCTGCACCGAACAAAGTTCCAGGGCGATGAGCTTGGGGAAAAGCTCCCTGAATATGGGCAGGATAAACGGCGCACCAACGGCAACGTCGCTGGTCTGAGTAGACTCAATCATTGCCTTGTGCCGCTTAAACCCCTCTCGGGTCATGCACTCAACATAATACGGATGTTCCTTAACATAGTTGTTGATAAGCTGCTTGAACACCCATATCTTGTTGGAGGCATTGGCCTCGCCAGTGTCTTCCCATCCAGTGCGCTTCTTCAGGCCCTCAACCAGACCGTTGAGCACCTCACCGGTGGTCTGCGGGCGAAGCTGGGCCTCACCCGTGATGCTCTGGGTTTCCTCATCCTTGCGGATGTGGACCGCGAACTGCCCGGCCTCTACGGCCTCAGAGGCTTCCTTCATAACCGGATAGAGCCGGTCATACGTCTTCTGCACCTCTTCGGCAACAGAACAACTTTCCAGCGCAGCACGCAGCTTGCTCGCATAAGACTCGGAGAGACCTTCGGCGCTCTCCATAACCTCGGCGACCTTGGCGTCGCGCTCAGCTATGGCCTGCTCGCGCTGTTCGCGCTCCTTGGCCGCATTCTCCAGAGCCTCAAGGCGCTTAATGGCGTCTTCCACAGCAACACCGCTGCCGTCGCCATTACCCTCATTGGTAGAGGTCTTTTCCTTCTCTTCGCCCGCGCTACCAGCACTCTCAAACTTCTCGGCGGCCTCGTCGAGTGCGGACAGGGCCTCCTCAATAGCCTTATCAAACTCTTCGCCCTCATCAACTTCAATAGCCTTCAGAGCGTCGAGCTTGGCCTGCACAGACTCCGAGACTTCTGCAAGCCCCAGAGCACCGGCAGTACGAACGGCCTGTTCTAGCATCTTGACTATTCTATTTCGCATCTGAGTCCGTTCCTCCTTGGGTGTGTTCGTCTCTTGCCCCTCCGTAGTGTGGGGCGGTTCTGTTGCTTCTTCTTTGGGCTTCATGGATGTTCCCGGAGAAGCACCATCCATCAGGGTATCTATCGCGTGAAGCAGATAGTCATCCTGAACGATAAGGTAGCCATCCTCGTTGTTCCACTCGCCCTCTTCTACGGAGCCAAACCCGCGAGTACTCAATTCAATGCCTACTCCGACATCTATGAGTTCCTGCAAGTTCATACCGGATACCGTCTTGGGCACTATGGCCTCATACTTCATCTCGTCTCCATCCTGCCAAATGTCTTGGAAGACTATGTTTATTCTATCCAAGACTGTCCCGCCCCACGGATGATTGTCTTGTCCTACCAGTTTGCCCATAAGAAGCATATTGGCTATGTGCTCCTCATTGGCATTCCATACGGACTGAGGATACACCCGTTTATTGGCAGTCGGCACATTTACCCGTGCAAAGGTTCCGGTAACAAGGAGTCGTCCGTCCTTGGACTCTTTGACTTGCGGCTTGTCTATATACGAGTCGGTAAGTTCTTTAAGACCACGCTCTTCTGCTATGGCCTTCATCTTACCCTTAGTTTCTGATAGGACACTGGTCCATTCTTCAGCGTCGTCAGACTCTTCCATTGAAACAGATATATCCGCCTCAATGGCAAGCAATTCTTCTATGCTGGTCGCTTCGGCTATTGCAGACGAAGCTGCCTCTATGCTTTCTGCACCCATACCAGCGTTTTTCTTGGCCCATCGCTTTAGTGTTGGGTTCAGGAGCTTGTCAACTGGACTATCCGGATTGTACTCATGCTTTATACCATTTTTCTTGGCGGCTGCAATTATCCTATTCCAAATGACGCGCCTAGAGCTAGTCTGTGAATACTTGTCATAGTTTCCTTTTTTCGGGAAATAGCTTACAGCAGCCCTTACATGGTCTTTGTCTATAGGATAAGCATAATTCACGGGGTCGCCAAACGATTCGTCCGGTATGTCCTTATACTTGCTTGGCTTGGTAAGGTTGCCATCGTCGCGAACTTCTATGCCATACTTCCTGCTTCTTTCTTCCCTCGCCTTGCGCAAGCTGTCGCGGTCATCCCCTCCCTGTTCACAAACCCATTCAAGATATGGACATGCAATGTCCTCGGCAAGCGACTCAATCTCTCCACACTGCTCAATAGCGTTTATGATGTCATTGAGCGCCTCTACGGCGGGAGGGTATGAAAAACCGTTGGCAGAACACTCTTCCGTCTTCGCTTTTGGGCATAGCTTCATATCGAGTTCACCCGCAACATTATATCCGACATCACAATTTTTGTAAACAAGTTGTTAGTCGTTTCTATGCTTAACTCCACGAACATCTAAAACAGATACCACTAAATCATGAAGTATACGCAATTTCTCCATATCGCTATCTGGCAAAAGCATGGCTTTATGTATCCTGCCATGAAAGCCTATAAGTTGCATGGTTGAAGCTCCGACTATCTGGTAGTCCGGAGTATCAAAGGTCAATGTCTCTTCCGGTTTTGCTTCGCCTTTTTTGATAGCGGCGTTAGCAACAGCATAAGCATACGCCTCGGGGTCTTTCATCTTTTTTTTCTTGGCATATGCATAAGCACTATTGAATACTGCCATCCACTTCCGTCTATCCTTAGCCGGTAGCTTTTTTATTCTGCTGGGAAGCGTTGCCATAGTATACGGCATCAGTCTTCCTCCACCAGAATCAACCAATCAGAGAAATATCCTTCTCCAGCGGGCCTCGCCAATGCATCACCATCAATTTCTGCTCTATCATACGAATGGCTGGCAACCTCTATATAGCTACCACCCCATTCAGTAGATGTAAGTATTGACATTCTACCAATGGCATCTACATTCCGAGCGTCTATGTCTTCCCATCTCAAGACATCAGTAACAACAAGCCTATCATTGGAGGATAGAATAACTGCATCCAAAATAGCAACCATCGGCTCCTCCATAGTGATAATTTCAAGGAACAACATCGAGAGGTCATATTTCTCATCCTCTATTGTCAATGTGCCAGTCATCTCGCGGCCTTTATGGTCAAACACCTTGACAACATTATTATTCTTATGAATCTGCACCCTTCTTCCTGTAAGTAATGGTTGATATATATACTCGCCTTCGATATTGCCCTCTGGCCTTGTTGCCATGACTGGCTTTATATACTCGCCTATCGGCAATAGCTCATTACATTCAGTCCATGACAATTCGTCTTTGGGGACAAGCCATACCTCGTATGCTTCTGCTTCGGGGGCATGACCAACAACATGGCAGTCGGCTGGCAATGCATCATCAATGGCCTCATATATCGAGGCTACAATGTCTCTATCTATATAGACCCGTGGGCTAGTCTTGCCCGATTGTATTATCTTGGCTATCTTGCGCATTGCCGTCATCTTCACCGCCATCATTTGGTTGAAGACCAAATTGCGCCTGTCTATCAAGCTGCATTTGCTGGACTGCTTCTATCTCCTCCGGCGACATTCCAAGAACTTTGTCCCATATAACTGGAGGCGGAACTCCCGCCGTCCGCCAGTAAGTAGCCGTTTGCCCTCTCTGGTTCTCAATCTGAGCAACACGTTCCTCTGCCCTGATTGCAATAGGAGGCATAATGATAGAATACTCTACACTATCTGGGTCTATCCCCTGAAGGGCCAACTGCAAATCAAACAGAGTATAAAGCTCTCTTTTCACAGACTTCTGAACTTTCCTGAGCACTCTTCCGAACTGCTCATCCCTCTCCTTGTCTCCAGTATCCACAAACGACCGCCTGCCAACATCATAGTTTAGATACTTGGCAGGAACCTTTAGCACACACAGTATCCGGTTCAATGCACGGTCAAGGTCATCAAGATTGGTAATGTGCGGATTCTCCCCACCAACAGAAGATACATCACCATCTATAATGTCGCCCTGCGGAGTAAACAATCTCTGGATATAGTAATCAGTCTCTACATCAGGCGGCTCAGGTCTCTCATCAAATGCGGTATATGCATTAGTGCTGTTGTAATCAGCAACATCTCTTCGTGTCATCATTTCCTTATATCGCTTGATATACTCTATGCGTTCGCTTAGAGACGATTCAACCGGCATAGGGATTTTGTGCACAAGATGGTCATATGCCCTGGTAACACGCGCAAGGGCAACACTATCCTCTGAAATCTGAAGCCTCCGCCAATTCCTTATGGCCGCCCGCAATATTGGCTTGGCATATTGCTTCCCCTTGGTAACGCCATACATAAAGTGAAGAATCTGGAAATCGAAGAAGGCTGCAACCAGTGTCTGGTCAATTACCTGGTCATATGGCGCAATACCAATCTTTCCCCTTTTCATGGCCTCCCTTGGGTCGCCGGTAAGAAGGTCGCCACCCTCGTCTACATTCTTCTTTATCTGATAACTGAATGGGAACTGCTTGACGGCAACAATTCTTCCCCTGTCATCTATTACGTTCTGGCAGAAGTGATTTCCCTTTTCGACTGTAGTTCTTGTTATGTCCCATAGTCTGTTATACAAATCAACCCTGTTACAAAGCTCATCAATAACTTCTGCCGCCCTTGTATTGTCGCACTCCACGTAGAACTCTCTGTCTTCTGCCGGGTCAGTAAACGTTGTAGCACAGTCTGCTATAGCATCAAGCGCTGTGGTTACTATTTCGTCTTCATTGTCCATGCGCTCGATTGCCTCTTCAACGGCCTTACGGTCATCAACTTCCTGCATCCACAAGAAGTTAGCCCTGAAAGCGCGTTTAAGGTTCGTATGCGTATCAGTGCTCTGCTTAGGCTGCTCCTTGCCCATCAGAGCCATATATGCCTTTGAAACCCTGTCAAGTAATCCCATTATGGTTGCTGCTCCATTTTACGAAGCGCAGAATTGGTCATTGGCGTTTCATACCACGAATCAAACTGTGTCTTAGAAAACTTCCCGCCCCTAGCTGCAATGTCCGCGAACCACATAGCCATAACCGTGTCGGAAAACTCTCCAACCGGATACGCCACCATCTCGTCTATCCAAGCACAAATCGGACACTCATGTAACATGTCGTCATGGTCTCCGGCGAAAGGAATAACCCAGCTACCGTTGTCAATCTGCGTTGCTAGCGACGGAACTCCCATAGAAAGATTGTGCTTCTTGGCCCCCGTGTAATGACCTTGAACCGGAACACTGCAGTTTATCTCGGTAAGTTGGTCTATAACTACCTGCTGAAGCGAGTTGTTCTCAACCATTACCACTTCCGGCAAATGTTGTATATACTTATCATAGACTAATTTGGCAATATCGGCAACACGAATCCTCTGCCTGGTTATATCAACAACCCATCTTCTTCCCTTATCATCAACAGCTATTACAAACACAACGGTGTAATTACCCTTGCCTTCGGACCCAGCTATATCAACACCGATATACCTGGGCCAGTTTTTGTTGAGTTCCTCGCCAATCCATATATCCCTACGCTTACATGCTTCAATCGACTCAATCTTGAATACCTGCTCGCCCTCGGTGACCACCTTCAACATATACTGTTGGTCAAAGGCCCGCAAGTTGTTATTCATATCCTTGAGCCGTCTATCAAGCGCCTCTATGTCCCACTTTTCGGGCCAGATAGCCTCGCCGTCTACAATAGCCGGTTTCTTCCAGACCTTCCAGTTTCCTCGTTCGCGCATAATATCTGCAGTCTGGTCTCTGTCGGTCCAAGGCGTGGCTATATAGATTATCTCGCCTTCTTCTTCCAGCGTCGGTATCCATGCATTTGCATACTGATATTTGACCTGCTTTTGTAGCGCTGGCTGATGCACTGCATTTTGCGGTGTAACAATGTCATCAAAGATAAGCTTGTCGGCTCTACCAGAAACAGCAGACGACAAAACACCGGCTGCTTCAAATGTTGCATCCTGAAGTCCTTCATTGGTGCGCTCTACAAACAACTCATGCTTCGTCCATGTCTCTTTCTGCCCCGGCCTCAAATGTGGAAAAACTAAACGCACACGTTCATTTCTGTCTATCAAAGACCCTATATGAGAAACTACACCTTTGGCCTTGTTATCTACGCCCATAACATACTTTATACGTAGATTGGGATTGTGCCCCACCTCCCACAAGCATCTACCTTTTATCTGTGTAGTCTTACCGTGGTCCCTCGGGGCAAGTATAAGCGTACGATTGGACGACTTATCACTTATTAGTTCCTGCCATTCTCTATGTATCTGTGCTTGCTTTATGCCAAATACAAACTCATTGAAAGCATTGGGGTCTTCGCGAGCCTGACGTATTCGGGCTCGCTGAATAGCCTCCGCTATCTTGTTGCCCTCTTTGGCAAGGTCATCGACACTCATACCCTCAAGACTCTTGCCGCGAATGTATGACCTCAAGTCGCTCATCTTCGGCTTCAAACTCCGTGTCTATTATTTCATCGTCCGCCCCAACCATATCGCGTATTTTACTATGAACTTCAGACAGGCTGCCTATCAACTCATCAAGCTCATCACTGGAAACATTTTGCACGGCATTGATGTATACATTTTGCTGATTGAGATTTACAGTGGTGCCCTCCATCTCCTTCTGGGCAGAAGCTATAGTCTTTGATAACGCCCGCGATAGTCTTTCTGCATCCTGAGCAGAGGACTCATCTATGCTGGAATGCCATTTATCGAGAAGGTCAACAACCATATCATTCAGGATTTTCAGCCTATAGGCTTTATGGGCAATGGGTATTGTCGCCATCTCGCGGGAAAGGGCCTCGACCTTTTCCGCTATTATCTTGGAATGAGTATCGCGAAGACGGCGAATAACCTTTATCGTCTTGGGGCCACCAAAGTATTCAAGGCAAATCTCATGAATTTCGGAGTCGGGATGACCTGCAGCTATCATGCTGGTACAGAAATCGGCCAGTGGCCCATCCATCTTCCCGCGCCACTTGATGTCAGGAACCCAATCTGGCCTTGGGTCTTCACCAAGCAATGCTAGATTGAACTTTTCAGTCTTCGTCAGGTCGCCCATTGTCGCCTCTCAGCCCAACTAATGCCCCAACATTGACACCGTTTTTCTTTTCATTCTCGCGAAGCCGGGCTCGACCAAGCTCCTTCATCTTGTGCTCGACCATAACGTGTCTGATACACAATCTGGTAGCCGCGCTAACACCAAGGTTGTTCTCTTCCATGAACTTTCGGAACCACTCTTCCTCTTCCTTGTTGAGATAGGCCTGAGCTTTGTATGCCTTGGTCTTCCCACGCCTGGCCCGAGCAATCCATCCTTCAACCGGTTCATTCTTCGTCTTCTCTCGGTCCATTGTTTATCGGTAACGTCTCCCACACCTTCTTTTTCATCTTGTCTAGATACTCCATAAACTTACTCGGAAGCTTAAACCCAAGCTCCGATAAATTTTCAGTCACACTAATAAACTCGGCAAACCCTATAAGAATAAGACACCACGAAAAGAACATTCTGGCACTAGCAATCATAAACACAACCGGGACTGCAACACCCGAAGCACATGGTAATGCTGCTATTATCACTCCGAATGCTGTCATACCAAGCGTCGCCATGGAATATACAACCAGTTTCTCAAGTGTTCTGCCAAAGCCTCTTGACGAGAACTCTTGCCTCTTCCACGCAGCCATAGAGCCTATAACAAGGTCGATGAGATACAGAATGGCGACAGAAGCACATAGGAGTATATACGGAATGTGTTCGCCAGACTCGACGTTGAAACCAATACCGGCGAGAAATGCAAGCACCCCGGCGATAACTACCTGTAGTTTGTTCCCAAACAAAGACTCGAAGTAATTACCCATCCTTTTCAACATCCCTATCAGAAGCCTACGTATGTTCACGTTCGTCGGCACTAGCTTCAGTAGTAGCATTAGATTCTTTGGCACAGAAATCAGGCCCATCCATGTATAAGTATACCTTGCGCTGTGATGTCCAATATTCTGTGCTGAGAACAACCTTGTCGGGAAATGTCTCATAAAGTTCCCGAAAGTATACCATTCCATTCCCATGCACGGGCAGAGAACTCTTGGGCCAACCAGAAACGTCAGCTATATCCTCTGCCTTGCCAGCCCCATGTCCATTTACCAACCAAACCCTACCAGCCGGGACATCATTCACTATAAGTCGAACATTCGTCCAGTAGTCTGGAGTATAACCGGTTATTAGTTTGTGTTCACTAATATATTGTGGCGGGGGAAGTCCATTCATTTGTAGAAATGACTTTATCGGCACTCCATCTGTTTCAGGTATCCGAGAAAGATTATACTTTCTAGCAATGGCCTCGGCATATACATTACCAATAAATGAGGTTCCGTCTATTACAGTAGCCGGTATGGGTTCGTCGTCATTCATTTGGAATTTGAACTCGCTTGATATGCCACGATATTGGGCAACAAGGTTAAGAAGATTGTCTCTCTTCGGGAAATTGTAGTGCGAACCCGGACAAATCTTGTGTTTTACTTCTTCATGATAGCCGATTGCCCTCGGAGCAATATCCCACTTATCACAAATTATAGCCACAACCCTCGCCAAAGTATCATAACAATCCTCATCAATTGAGTCTAGGTCATAGCTTCCCGGTATTACTACTCCAACACCATGAATGTTGGGATATTGCCTCGGATACTTTGCCCATCTCGGTCCAAGATATGCTGCCTCTGGTTCTATAAGTGCATGTGCTCCGGTTCTGGTGAGTGGTCTGCCAACCCAAATAGTATCCGGAACATTGCAATCTACAACGAAATTATAACCTATGCCCCACCAGCCCCGTACGTTTTTATGATACCTGTGAATTCCGATGACCGACAAATACACAACCTATCTCGCGCCCAACATCTATCAATGATATGTGCTTGGCAAAACCATTAACGTCAAGCCGTTCATACATTGGAATAAGCCTCATATATTTCTACCGGCTCGTGAATAATAATATTGGCTATAGTGTAATTTTCCCATTCTTCGTTCATCGGCCTGAAGTATTTACACGCCGAACAGCCGCCATATAGCACGTCGGGATGCGAACACGAAAAACCAACTCGAACTATGCCATCAGTGCTATGCTTCTTCGGCACAAACAATGCCCATTCACACCTTCGGCAGATAAACGGGTCATAGGCTATCAGCATTTAGTTTTCCTATTGTTTAGTGTTTTGCAATCACTATTCAATTATACAACGGAAGTCTGTAATACGCAAGCCATAAAAAAACAGATTGATCGCCTCGGGATTGGCAATCAATCTATTTCTTCTATAATAGCTACTACTAGCTATCTATTGCTTTGTATGGAGCGTGTGGAACGGAATCGAACCGTCGTCATCGCTGGTCACGATGACCCCACCTCCGGGCACACGCTCGCCTGCTCATCAAATAATGAAAGCTGAGTTGTTTGTTTTTGAGGATAAAATGTTCCAGTCCACGGAATTGATCCCCTCTCAACATAATCTCCAATCCCAACTTGCTCACGCCACACACAATCTACATCTTTAGGATAATTATCACGCCTCCATTCTATCGTACTCTCGTTCTGAAGCTCGCGCCACCGACGCTTACCACATAATGGAAGACAGTAACGGAACTGCTTCCCACGCCATCGAACGAAACCAGCAGAGGTAGTGGTCTCAAAATCGCGGGGGCCAAGACCGGTTCCAGTAGAAGTCAAACCTTGTAATGTCCTAGGATGAACACGCCAGCCATTCTTATCCAAGTAACACTCAGTCCAGATAAATCCACCATAAAACCAATTGGCAGCTTGATATACATATCCTGGTTTACCTAAAATACCATCTGCCCACGAATAGAGAAGCAATATCGACGGAAATTCCGACTTAATCATCTTTACTGCTCGCGAAAGAAACTGGCTTTCACTATTTCGTGGCATAACATCATCTATGCAAAACTTGCCCAACTCAAGATAGTCCTTTGAAGTTAATCCGGGGAACATGTTTCTTATTGTGTGAAGCGGCCTTGTACCATACCCAAGCGTCATTACCCCCATAAGCTTATTATTAACCCATCCACCAATACAAACCTTTGTAATGCGTGGCATCACTTTAGAATAATGGCATCGTTGTATCAACATAGACGCCATACCACGGCTTATAAACGAATAACTATCAAAGAATTCGGGCATAATAACTTTTCACGTTCTATCTAAGAATATCACAGGAAACCACAATTATTCTTCCAGCAATTTCCTGCCACACCGAGGACATCCAACTATCTCAGATAGTTGTGCAACTCCCTCCTGGTACGTATAGCCGCAAGCACCACACGTAATGGTACGGACCATGACAATATTCTCATTGTGCTGTTCTTTCTCTTCGGGCTCTTGCCCTTCAATCTTTTTGGGCATTGCTATCCCCTTCTCTGCCACTCTGTTCATCGCCATCGCTACACGTAAACAGGTTGGTATTATCGAAACGAAACGCTTTACCTCAGTCATCGTCCTGCATTCATAGTCTGAAAGATTCACTATCGGGGAATACGCTATAAACGGGACTCTCCAATAACGGATGACCACCGAAAGGTTGGATTCTCTATCCGGGATTGATTCCCAGTGATAGGGCATAAGTACTGCTACCACTCCATCGCACTGTTTCAATATTTCGAGGTATCCATCTCTAAGCCCATATATAAGACAGTAATCCACAACGTCAGACGAATATGGGTCTATTGCTTCCATCCCGCGTTTTTCAAGTTCCGGCTTGATTACTCCACGCCAGTGAAAGGAAGATTGCCCGTCAAGTAGGTGGGGGTATCTTTCTACAACCGACCTTGGAGCCAATCTCTCCGGGATAGATAACGGTCCCGCGAGGAACCATCTGAAGTTTGAACTATGTTCTGAGAGCATTTTGCCTTTCGCTTCATTTCTTGTTTATCCGGCCTGCCCCCCCCGTGGTATTATATCCTCCACGAAGAAAAAGTAAACCAAGAAAAACTATCGTCTGTGAGTATGCCAATCCCTATATACATAGACATGCGTATGCCCACGTCAATGTGCGCGCGCGCGTCTAGAGTCGTTCTAGTAGTTAAGAGTCGTTCTAGAAGTTAACTCCTTCTAGAAGAGTTAACTTCATCTAGAGCCGTTCTAGCCGTTAAGTCGTTTAAAAGTAGTTAACTAGCTCTGAGTCGTTCTGTCTCTAGACACTAGAAATGCTAGTATTTCGAACAGCGTTTTTTTCTCGAACGGATGTTCGCAACTGCTGAACGGCTTGAAATCGCATTATGTTTTATTCTTTCCCGCATTGGGTATGCTTCTTTCCGTGAAAGAAGTCAACTTTTAGAAAGGAAAGGGCCAGTCAGGTACTCCCCGCTATGGCGTGGTGTTCCTTCGGTGCATTGGATATGGAGATTTGTGATGTTTCCGGAGTAGTTATGTCTGTTTCTCAAATGGTTCAGGCTAACGATATAAACGACAGCGCAGCAGATATAGGGATATATGGTCTTATCCGTGAGAAGTGTTATGTGAAACAAAGTCAGCTACGGATAATGACTGACCCTAGAAAGCTGGAATTCCCCGAACCTTATCAGGTCGCCAGTGCGTGGACTGGCGAGCCTTGGACTATCACCAATTACGCCGCTATCGTCCAATTGTGTGGCTGTAATCTGAAGTGTGATTATTGTTTCGTCGGAGACGATATTACCGCCGTAAGCGTTGCTTCCGAAGATGTAGCCAGAGATTACTATGAAGTCTATCATAGAGAGTGCCCCAGACCTACGCCGGTATTCAGGATTAGTGGAGGAGAACCGTTTCTACAACAAGACTTCGTAGCGTCTATTGTTACAAGAGTGCAATGGCTATCAGAGGAACATCAGCTTAACGGCCTTGTCAAAAACGACTTTACGCCCTACTTCTGGATTGATACAAACCTAAGCATAAAGCCAACAGATGAATTACTTGACCTCTTGGGAGGAAGGGTTACTGAATACGGAAACCCAGTTGGTTTGTCTGTGTGTGGCTGTTTCAAACCGTTGCTGGGGGACACACTTGTAGAGACACAGATGAAGAACGCATCTATTATGCTGGACAATGACGTAGATATGTATTTCTACTATCCATGTGCCCTTTCTGCAGATGAAAAGGATTTGCTTTTTACCGGGAAATGGGATAGTGTATGGGACGACCTCACCTATGAATGGAGCGATAAGTTTATCTCTTTCCTTGACATGGCAAGCTCTAATCTTGGCCCGTATTTTGCTACAAGATGTACTCCGATATTGATAAAGTATCATTACGACACGGTTGGTGGCACGGGGCTTGAGACCGAAGGCTCGCGGATAAAGCAGGACTTTTTGCTTAATGAGCTTGAGACCTATATCAGACAAACACTTGGCGATGAATACTACTGGATGCCCGACTATATGGTAGACATTAGAGAGGGAGTCAATTGAGAGACTATATAAGTGAACTCAGGCGGCATAAGACCGCTGTGATTATCTTGATTGTGATGGTTTTTATCGCTGTTTTCTCGGGTAGGTGTAATTCAGATCGGCAATCCATTCATGAACTCAGGGTGCGGAAGGCCACAAGGCTTGTGCTTACCTTTTGCGATTATAGAAATCATGATGGAACAGTAGCCCGAAGTAGCTTTCTCCCATATGTGGAATTTCTTATCAGTACCCATGAAAGAATGGAGGCAGAGGGTGGGCCTTTCGCTGAAGGGTTTGGCGCAGCCTGGTATTGGAGTATGGTTTATGGGTATGCCAACTTCGGGCTTAGATGCTATGCCACTGCTCCAGGTAATTGTGCCGGGCCGATGGATGTTAAGCATTATCCCCTGATTACCGACCCAGAAGCCAACATAGAACACCATTGTAGAGAGATGCTCCACTTCTACAAACGCGGTGTTCGAGGTATAAGTCTGTGCGAGCACGTATTTCTGCCATCAAGCCCCAGAGATTGGGGAGGTGGCCGCTTTCGCAGGACACACAGGCTGTTCAGTGATTGCATAGACCGTGGCTACGAAGTGGGCAAACTCCCCTAAAATTCTCAGCGGTGAGAAATTGCCCAATAAGAACAAGGAGGACGAAGCACAAATGCCGATAGACGAAATCCTCGGGAGGGAAAAAAAGAAGAAGACACCACCGGACGATTATAAGTGTCTTCTCGGACCGTGCACCAAGACCGCGTGGGATGTATTACATGACAGGATAGATGTCTCACTTCCAGGGAAATTCAACACCAAAGCAAGGTTCGTGCAGTGTGAGGATTGCGGACTAGTTGATTGCCTTATCAGGGAAACGGCCAAGGACAAATTCCCGACGAAGACAAAGTGCCCGCACTGCGGCGGACTGCAAGTGCGTATATTCAACTAGGTGGGACAATTATGCCCAGGTCTGTATTGTTCAAGCATATTGACGAGATAAAGAAGCGCCTTGACGATGGGGAACCTATGGCGAGCATAGCCAAGAGTTTTGGTGTCACCAGAGAAGCCGTAAGGTTATTCACAAACAAGAATATTCCATTTGAGCAAAGAAAACGTAAATGCTTGCATTGTGGGAAGTTGCTCGATGGTTCTGTAGCATATAAGACCTGGTTCCACCCAGAATGCCGTGTTGAACATGCAAGGAAGTCTGGTGTTGCCAGACAGAGAACCTCACTTGGGATAAAGGAAGCCAAGGCATTCGAGGAGTACAAGAAGAGGGGCTTTAACGTCCTGTGGATGCCGTTTTGTTGTCCGTTCGACTTCGTAGTAAACGGGAAGCGAGTAGTGGTGTTCAACTCCAACCTGTTTTACGGTAGGCGTTTTGTCTGGCAATTTGAGCGTACTACTGGTGCCGACCCCAACAACGTACATTCAAACGTTTGTGATGTGTATCATCTGATAGGGACGGATGGCCCCGACATTTACCACTATCTTATTCCCGCGCACAAACTCGACGGAAAGAGTATGTTGTGCATAACCCCTGAGAAGTACTCGACAAGACCATGGTTGCTTCGGTCATACCTACTTGACGAAGGGTGGGGCGTCTTCGAATAGTTTATTGTTTTCGCGGGGCTAGATGCCGAACCTTTCCTGTGCTATGTTGCTGGAGAACGATACTCTGTCGGCGTACTCGCTTTGCTTACCGGCGTTCCAGCCTGAAATTGGGCGGAGGTAGCCCATTACTCTGCTCCACACTTCGCACGTAGTCCTTCTGTCTAATAGCAACTCCAAGTCGCTATTCTCGAACAATGCTTCTAGGTCTGCGTCTTTGTCGAAGTCCTCCGGCACCAGTACTATCACCGATTTACAGTTTTGTTTTACTACGGCGTTTGGACATATCTTGAGGATTGCATCTGTCATGGGTGAGGTTACTCCTTTGAAGAAAGAGGGGAGGCCGGGGCCGCCTGCGAGAGGCCCCGGCCTCAGCACACCGAGATTACATGCACAGCACCAAATGTTCGTTTACCCACTTAAGAACGGAGAGGTATGCGGTACACCTCCTTCTATTTTGGGTGAACGTCGTTTGGTTCTGCGAGGCTATTATACCCACGCGGGGCAGAAAGTCAAACATGGGTTTCGCGGCAATGGTTTTAGGGTATACCGATTCGCGAAGAAGGAATCACATCTTACTATAAAGGTGAAAATATTGACCACTGAATATATTCTGGCTGGTGATAGCGCACTGGTACTCGGTCACTTTCCCGATGGTTATTTTGATTGCATTGTGACCGACCCACCGCATGGATTGTTTTTCATGGGTAATACGTGGGATGATACACTTCCGGCGCAGGTAATTTGGGAGGAGTGCTTCCGTGTCCTTAAGCCTGGTGGTCATGCATGGGTGATGAGCAGCGAGCGGTGGGGTTGTGCA